GGACATCAGAGGTAACTGTTGAACCACCTGTAAGATTTGGATTAATTTCAAAAGGGTTTTCTCCGGGGCCGATGTTTTCTGCACCCGTAATCTTGCCGCCAATGTAACCCGCCGCTCCACCAATGGTGGCGGCTTTTAACACATCTTTTAAATTTCCGCCTTGTATAGCTGTGCCTAAACCAGAGCCAATTGCGCCTTGAAGGACAGTGCCCATGCCCGGAAACACAGCATTTAAAGCAAAAGGTAGTACGACAGGCGCAATCTTTTTGAAAACCTTTACTACTTTTTTTACTGCTTTCTTAACACTTTTAAAAAGTTTTTTGATAAAAAACTCAGGCTGACCGGTAACAGGGTTGATAGAGTTAAGTTCGCTACCAACAACATAGCGCTCTGGTTCAAGGCCCATGTCCCGCATTTCTTTGAATAACTTGGCCTTGAGCCGTGGGTTCAGGTCCAAAACCTGTGCAGGAATAACCGTTTCGCCCTCTGCGGCGTGGACCATGTACTCATCTTCGTACCGTCCATATTGGGCAAGCTTGTCTGCTACTTGTTTTACCCCAGCAATACCAGTTTCTGGAATGTGGCTATCATTTGTGGCTTCAGCCCACTCGCCTGTGGTCGCTGTAAGGAAAGAAGCAAGACCGCCCTCCGGAACCTCAAAAGGTTCGGGTTGTGTATAGTCTTGTGCTATTGCCGCCATGTGTCATACCTTTCGTGAAGAGCCTATTTAGGTAGTTGTTACGGTCACCGTACCAACTGCGCTAGAGGCCGCGACACCAGCGGGATGCGGCTTATGCGAAAGTGTTATTTTCAGGATCCCATCTTGCTGAAAAACAGCGCCAACTTCAAGCCCTGAGTCAGAAGTTGCTAAGTCAGTCAGGGTTAAATCAGTAGCGCGAAGATCTCCGGGGTTGTTCAACTGCTCTAAAAACACAGAAAACGACTGCACCACTGAGGCCATATACGATTGATCGTACATCTCCGGTGGCACCGGAAACTGTGGTCTGACAAGACGACGTGAACTCATTAACGTCTACCATCAGGTCTTATATCGAGACGTGGGCTACCCAAACGCCACTTGACACCCAGTTCATCACCATCAATACGCAAAGCCAAACTTCTACCACGTAACCGTATATGCGCTTGTTCAGTAAATTGTTCTACAGGGACAGTGGCACTTCGCACGATGTCACTAGTAGAGGTAGTGCTATATGCGGCACCGGGAAAATTTCTAGTTTTTACAACAAAATCAACAGAGGGCGACGTCGCTGTAGACCCATCAAACGTTATATCGGGCACCAATCTACGAATAAATGCAAAATTATCACCGTCACCTATGTCAATCTGGCTTGACTCAATAAAGCTGGTGATGGCTGAACTAGGTACGGTGCTACCATCATCAACATTAAACTCATGGTTGAAAACATAACGGTCGGTGCCCGTGGACCGTGGGTAACTATTAATGCCACGGTCTACCCATGCAGTGCGAGCTAATGTACCAAAGTACCAGATTTTTTCTTGATAGTTGTATATGACATATCGATCAATTTCATCTGAACTAGAGGACGGATAAAACCACCAAACCTCGTTATACGATGAATTCAAGGCCGCAAAAACTTTCTCTGCCTGAGCATCATTGAAATCATTAAAAACATACGATCGGACAGTGCACGGTAGTTTTTGAACTTGACCGCTGTACACATAAAAATCCTCAAGACCCATCCAAAAAACCGTATCGTCCACGGCTTTTGCGGCATTTGGTGCCATGATCGTAATGTTTTCAGAAATAAGATTTACGCCAAAGGTAAAGGGTGGGCCTAAAAACTGCATAGCGTATACCGCAGTATCGGTATACACCAAGATTTGTTGACGTGTCTCTACAGCAGTAATGATTTCGGATCCTGAACCTAACCTCAAATCACCCGCTGTGTTGGTGGCGGTAGATTGCCATACCGTCGGATCCTCTTGGTCACTAAACCTAATCAACATCGGGTCTTGCACACCAATATTATTTTGAGAATCACAACCAAACACAATGACGTGTCGGTCACGATCTGATACTAAAACACCCTTTGCAATTGTAGGTGTTGTGCTATCCGCACCAGCTCTATCTGACAAAGCCACCGCACGTTGATACGGCAAACTGCTTGTACTTTTATCCCAGTAAAAAATACCACCGTCACGAACGTTGATAATTAGATCTTCCCCAAAATTATCATGTGACCATAGTCGCAAAATGTCCGTGACCGCTGTCAGGGTAGCGGCACTGCCCCATGTGCCACGGCCCCATACGCCAGCGCCCCAACCAGAACCCGCAACAGAGGTGTCCAAGCCTACGTTTATTTGGTATTTGCCAACCACAGAAGAACCACCATTACCTGTATCACTGGAGTTCGCAGTAACAGTGGTGCCACTAGTATCCTTGGCTGTGATTGTAAAAGAGTTTGCACTAGGTATCGTAACTATTTGATATTCTTGATTTAAAACATCAGCTGTAATGTTGCCGCCCAAAGAGGTCGCACCACTAAAAGTCACAAAATCATTAGCCACAGCGCCATGGGCATTGTCTGTAACCGTGATAGTCGAACTGCCGTTTGTTGCGGCAAATGTAACATCACCCGCTGAAGTTGTTGAGCGTAAAGGGGTGATGTCATTATACCCACCACCCTCTTCAATGTAGTATTTAAGATGTGTGCCCACGCCCATAAAAGACGTGCCATCTAAAGCTTTAAAAGGTTTTAGTCCGCGAGCCGTGCCTAGAAATTGAGTATTAGATATTCGTTCCCATCCGCCAATACGCTCAGGAACACCCTGTCTAAAACGGATTTTATCGCAATTAAACCACCCACCTTCATTAGTGTATGACGTGGTGTCCCTGACAATGCCGGGCCTAAATTGCAATTTAGTCAAAGGCATGTGTAATTACTCAGGATAGTTGCCTGTGCGTATCATTGCACAAACTTCTTCTGCTCGCGAACCTACTTGTTTCGCCCATCTTGAGTCCATAAACTCATCAGCCGCTTTGTCGTAATCACCTACTGACATGGCTGTTAAGGCGTTTTTAAAGCCAAGTAATCGAGTCATCCCTAAGTTAAAACACAAATTGACAAGGGCGTCTTGTCGCACAGAGTCTATTTCAGAGAACCATGGAAAACTAATAAGTTCTTGCTTACAACGCTTTATGTCGTTTTCAAGTAAAAACTCAATTTCATCAATAGAAAGTCCAATACCACCATCTTCATCAATGTTACGCCCAACACCTACGGTAGTCATATTTGCTGTGCACTGATACGCGTGGGTTCTTACACCTTCATGACGTTTTAACTGTTCTATTAATTTGCTCATTTTGACCCCGACTTACTAGCACCAAAGTAAAAACTCACCACAGAAGACACGATGCCCCCGAGATAACCCAGCACCAAGTTAACGACATTGAGGTCGTTGTCATCAGCTGGCTGGACAGTGACAAGCAAAACATACCCGCCAAACAACAAGATAGATAAAAGCGCGATCGCTCTTGCGGTCCAATCTTCAGAAAAAGATTCTCTAGCATTTTGTATATCCTTTGTTTCTAAAGCAAATACATCAACCTCAAGCTCTTTCATCCTAACTTCAAAGTCAAGTTCAGCTTTTTTAATTTCAGCTAACTGCTCCGGTGTAGCTTGTGCCAAAGCCCTTTCAATTTTTTGCGGTACAGGGTCACAACCCAACACATCTGCGAGCATAGATGCCGCCGCGCCACCTACAGGTCCACCGAGAGCGGCACCTAGCGTCGGTGCCAGTGAACCTACTAACCCTTTTACTTTGTCAAAATTCATCGTAAATACTCCACAGCGCCCAAACACGCAATAATGAAAGGATACATGGCAAAGAGCATTCGTTCGATCCTATTAAATCGCGCTTGGCCTTGATCCAACCGTCTTTCGATCATTTCACGCATGAGTTTGCACTCAGCTTCGTGTATCTCGATGCGCTTCAGCGCTTCTTCTGCTGTGTCCACTAGTTACCCCCAAGCGGGTTAGTTGCGTCAATCGCCATCCACAAATCATCCATGTCACGTTCAAATCGTTTGAAGCGATCGTCCAATGTT